TAGCGGTCTTTTCCTCTGCCTGGATATAAGTAGGTACCTTATTACCGTTAGGAGTGATGAGAACAATGTCGTTATTTTCATCTAATTCCCATGAATAACCAATACTATCACAGTAAGCAGTGAAAGCAGCCATGTCGCCAAAAGCAATTTCAAATTGCTCGGATGTGGTTATTCCAAGGGAAGCTAAGAAATTTAAGTTTGCTGTTAATATACCCATATGAAAGTGTGTTTTATATTTTTACATTAAATCTAAGCTGCTGAATAAATGCTGGGGAAGGAGAGTCAGTATAGTTCTCATTGGCTCCTGTAAATTCGATAAGCGAAATATTTATTCCATCAGCATTATAGCGTGTTCGATCGAGTAGGTTGCGTATGTCATTGGCAATGGTTACACCACCATCATAGTCGCGTGATACGACATAGACTGAAATACCAATAGTGTCTTCTGTGGCTCCATCTTTGGTATAAGAGGTAGTGGCAACTGAATCACGGATTAGTACAGCGAATGGTAACTTAGTGCCAGTGCGAGCATCGAGAGCATAACAGCGGTTTTGGAGTGCTGATATGTTGTCTACAATGATCTTACGCACGTATTTAGTAATTAGTAATGATTGTTTGTTTACCATATTATCTCTTTAATTTAATAATAAGATGATCATGAGAATTTTTTAACGGTTAGGTTAGCCCTACTTTTCGCAACATATATGCTATGGATTCATTCATCTTACTCGTTGCAACACTGTCGGCATTGCTTCCTGCGTCTTTCATAAAATGTCCTCCTGCGATCGAACCTCTACTGAGTCCCGCAATCTTCATTATTTTTCCATTGCCAGTGGTTACACGATTGCTTGCCCCGGCTTCATAGAACTTAATAAACCAATATTTTCCTCCTTCTGCGGCCGCTGCTTTGGGAATGTAGTAACCTACCATTGAAGTAAAGACATTTTTTCTAGACATTATTGAATTAATTTTCCACGATTCTCCACTCAATTTATACTGTGATCCTGAAACATTTGAACGAGCTACATCACGTATCTCATCGGCCGCTCGAGCTAAAGCCCAGTTAACTGCGTGGGGGATCTCATCTCTTGCAGAAGCGAATCGTGCTACAACTTCACCCAATCCTTTAATAGTTACTAATTCCGCCATATCATTCGTTGACTAATTCACATTCAAGTGTTTTCTGGTTCTTTACTCGATCTCTTTCTATGGATAAAATACGATAAACCTTATCATCATATTGGATCCTATCATACTCTGTTATTTCGATGTAACTACGAACAACAAAGGTCTTTCGGTAAATATACTCGGCTTCGCGGATAGCATCAGTGCGACCCCCACCTTTTTGCTGGATATATGCGTGGGTGGTGCCGATATTTACGTATTCATCTCCTTGATCGCCGTACTCCGATACTATTTCACGGTGTTGGAGAATGGCGATTGGATATTCATAGCTTCCTGCTGTCATCTTGCTGATTTGGTATAGTTAATATAGGGATCCAGAAGGTACAAATAAGTATTAGTGTATGCTGCAGGGATCTGATATGCTTGTCCGTAAGATACTGATTCGCGGTTCATATACAGGGTTCCTAAAAATAGTAGCATAGCCTGAATAATAGGTGCTGGGATCTCTCCGTTTACTGATAACTCACTTAAAGGACGTTGTATATGCTGTTCCGCTATCTGTTCGCATACATCACCCAAGGAAGTGAGATATGTATCATCTCCCTCGTAGTAATCATCGATGTTAAGATGTTTCTTTATCTGTGGTAATGTTAAGTATTCCATATTATATGTGTTTTTTTATATTACGCTCTTTGTCGTGTATTCTTCTGTATTCTTTATATTTCTCAGTTTTCTGATATTCTTTGCATCTCTCTTTAACTTCTGGATGCTGTTGATATCGTTTGCGATGAGCTTTGCGATTGTGTTCTGATTCGCGTTCCTTCCGTTCTTCGTCTGTAAATTTTTTCTCACGACCGCCCTCACCACCTTTTTTGAGGTTGTAGCATATTCCGTTATAATGCTCTAAGAATCGTTCGTTGACTATTTCGCGCTCAAAGTCCATTAATTCTTTTCTGGTCTTAAAGAACTTCAAAGGTGTTAACTCGAAATTTTCTTTCCCATAAGATTTAATGGCTCGTTTGATTAAATCACCAGAACCCATATATCCATCAGCCAACTTATCTGTTGAGTGAACACCTAAATAGAAATGTCCATTCTTTAGATTGTTAATGATATAAAAATAATTATAAATCTTTTCTCTTCTCATAAATTAATATAGCCGGTTTGATTCATATATCTATAATAAAAAAATGAACCCAACTTTAAAGTCGGGTCCATCGGTTAAATTGAGATATGAAAAGAGAAGAATTTTTAAGTTTTGTGGGCTCTCTTAGGTATTTTTACTCAAAAGTACCATAAGCGATTGCGCCTTCTCTAACCATCTTAGCATCGAAGAATGCGTTAATAACGATACGGACAACGCCATTAGCTGCTTGGCTGAATGGATCCACAGTTAAGTCTACGCTACCCCATTGACCAATTACGAGGTTAGACCAATCACCAACTGCGAAGGTCTTGGTCGCGATATTGGTAGTAGTCAGGGCAGGAGTACCATCAACTTCATTGTTAACGTAAACCATTCCTGCAGGGCCTGTAGTGCCGATAACCATGCTACGAAGAGCAGCTTTAGCCTTAGGTGAAAGGATGTACTTCAAACCGTTATTGAAGTTCGCATCTTCGATGTCAGCTTCGAGGTCACATACATCACCGAAGTCAGCAACAGTGGTAGGAGTTACACCATAGAAAATGCCGCTTGGCTTTGTTGTATCACCAGCTGCTGTACCAAGGATAGTTGATTCAAGTTTGGTCTGAATAGCATTGATGAGGTCGCGTTTGATAAGTTCCTCTGCGCCAAGGGAATCCTGTACCAAGAATTGCTTCGAAACGTCAATGTAAGCAGTTAAGCGCTTGGGTTGTAACAGAACGTGGTCAAATGCTGCACCTGATTCAGCAGCAGCAGTGATTTCGCCAGCCCAACCAACTTGCTGAGCGTCCATAGTAGGAACTTGAAGGTCACCTACAAGACCAGTCATAATGCGTGCACCTGCGTCAGCGAGCACGTTATTTGCGCGGAGCGGTTCAAGAATGTCAGTAAACTCAGTTACGACTACATCCTCACCGTAAGAGTTAACGGTTACAGGGGCGTCACGATGTTCCATAGGAATGTGAATTTGTCCGGTGCAAGGAAGACCTGCAGCGCGAAGTTCTTGTGCGCCAAGGTCAGAAACTGCTTGCGAAACAGCGTCCAGTTTGCCAGTTTCAACAACCGAACGAATAGCTTTCAAAAGTGAAAAGTTTTTCTTATTCATAGTATTAATACTTCTTTTATTTTCTTCATTAATATTTTCTTCATTGTTTTCTTCTACTGATTCATCCGACTCTTCCGTTGATTCTTCATCTGTGTTTTCATCTTCACGATTTTCTTCCTCTTTAGGTTGTTCATTCTCAGGAACATTCTCCTCAGAATCCTCTTCGTTAGAGTCCACGTCTTTTGCTTCCTCTTCATCGGACATTTCAGCAGGTTGTAATTCGTTTAGTTTATTTTCAAGCTCTGCGATTTTGTCTTGCAGTTCTTTTAATTGATCTTCATTCATATTATCTGAATTTTTATTTCTATTATCGACTGAAGTGTCTTGATATGCCGGCTGACAATCCAAAATAGACAATTCTGTAATGTAATCGAACTTGTTGATTGTTCTTATTTCATTGCCTTCATCGTCTTTAGATGTTGATACGTTGTCTGCACTTGTGTAAAATGCAAAGCTCATTTTGTCTGCGTCACCTCTGCGAATGGCATCTAATAGCTCATCTCCGGCAGGGGTGTTTGGGCAATTAAATTGGAAATGCAGCCCTATATCATCAACTTGTAGATTCAATGAACCAGAACCCTTCTTCCATCTTGCAAGGGTGGTTCCCATCTCATTGTGGTTTCTAATCAAGCGAATGTCCTGTGTATCTATGAACTCCTGAGTACAAGCATCTGGGGAAATAATCTCATAAAAATATTGCCCAGACCAAATGTCATAAAGTTTCTCACTACGCTTATTAAAAACCAGCGCATAACCAGATATAGAGCGGTTTTCAGCATCGCTCTCGGCTCTGGTTATTGGTGCGTATCTAATTTGTTGTTGGCTTTTCATAGTGTTATCTATATAAATAATAATAAAACTAATATTGGTTAGTTACAGCCCCGGGGATGTTTTCGACTTTCTTTTTGAGTTTATATTTGTGGTGAGCCTTACGGTGTATTTCCCGACTGCGCTCTAAGTTATTCTTCCTCCAATTACTACTCTGTTCATTCACAGCATCTTTGTTATTTTCATACCACTCGTGTTGTAGTTCCTGATAACGTTCCGGATTATCATCCTTCCACTCTTTGCTCTGTTTGCTTACAGTATCTTTATTGTCCTGATAGTATCCTTGCATGTATTCGGACTTGTGCTCCCTCAACTCCTCATCTGTAAATCGTTTAACGCTACCACCTTCACCTCCGGGATGAATATTGTAACATATGCCTTTATAATAAGTCAGGAACCTCTCATTTACAATCTCACGCTCAAAGTCCATTAATTCTTTTCTGGTCTTAAAGAACTTCAAAGGTACTAACTCAAAGTTTTCTTTCCCATAAGATTTAATGGCATTCTTTAATGCTAATCCCGAACCAAAATACCCATCAGCTAACGTATCTGTTGAGTGAACACCTAAATAGAAATGTCCATTCAACAGATTGTTAACGATGTAAAAATAATTATATATCTTCTCCTTTTTCATGAATATATATAGGCGAAAAATTGATTATTCGTTAACTACCGGGGGATTATTTGTACTCCCATATCCGCCTGTTCCTCGTTTGGTTGTGCTTAGTTCATCTACTTCGATGAGATCAGCCACTTCATAGGGCATGAATATTATCTGAGCGAAACGATCACCGACCTTATAAATATCTCCTTCTGATTTGAGATCGAACTTGGCCATTACCTCTCCACGATAATCACTATCTATAACACCCACACAATTAGTCATTCGTAATGGTGTATTCGCTATACTCGATCGTGGGAATAGCAATCCAACATATCCTCTGGGGATCTCGAAGGCTATGTCACTATGACATATATATAATACACCATCATATTCTATCCTGCTCGCGTATAGATCTAATCCGGCAGATC